CGAACTTTGTCCGGATCAGCACCAATCGTCTTGTTTAGTTTGCCAATAGCAACTTCTACTTTGTCAATCGGTACCCCGATATCGCCTGCTGCTTCGATATAGCGTGACGCGTCCTCAACGGCCAGACCTGTGGCATCAGAAAACTTCCCTGCCGATAATGCGAGGTCTTGGAATGCGTCTACGCCCGCTTTTGCAAAAGAAAATAATGCGGCTCCGGCAGCAACACCGAAAGTGACTGCGTTTGCTTGTACAGCGTCAAAGATTGATTTAGAGCCAGCCTTGAATTTATCTAGTCCACCTTCAGCGTTATTGACGGAAGTTTTAAAATCTCCAAAAGCCTTTTTGGCGTCTCTGATCCCTTTGTCTTGAAGGTCCGTAATAATGGGGATTCTGATAGCCATTAGAGAAACACTGCTTTCTGTAACGCGCTAATTCGTTTCATGACTTCATCAACCGAAACTTTCATTTCGGCTTCCACGGCTCCAGCGTTGTTTTCATATGAACGCCACATCACACGAGGTTTGGTTTCCCAACCATTAAGAGCCCTTCCGAGAGCATTGGTTGTTTTAGTACCTGCGTAGTCAATGACCGAAGCGGCTCCATCTTTTTGAATAATGGTTAGCACGGCGTCTTTCTTTTTAGAAAGTGACGTCTCAATCTTGACATCTTTGACCGCTTTATCTTGCGAGTAAGGAAACAACGGTCGTCCGCCTGGCGCCCACGCACGAGACAGACCAGACGGAAAACCAGCATTCTTTTTAGTTGCGTCCTCTGCTGGATACAGACTTTTAGCGTCCTCTACTACAACTTTAAGAATCTTTTTAGCGTCTTTAAAGAATTGGGTTTTGACTTCGGGCTGAATCTTTTGGAGGACCTTCAAAGTGGATTCGAGTCCTTGAACTTGGATCGTCATTTGTTCCTCTCCTTTAAAATCTCAGCGACTGTCGAGAGGTCGTCAACATCAAACTCTACCTCATTTGGGAAGTACCCTGTGAGGACAAGAAGTTGCGCTAAGGAGTGGCGGAAACTTCCGCTGGGATAACTTTTCCCGCTTCACTGTTCACGATCGTAATGTCCACAAGTTTGTTGACGAATGACTCAAACTCCACCGGTATGGACTGGCCGTGTTCGGTCTGTGCTTTGGCTGAGTGCCATGCCATGAACGCCATGTCCTCCATGCCGAAATTGTCGGCAAGGTCACTGGTTTTCATTTTGAACTTGCGTTCCCATGCGACAAGCGTGGCGAGGGTTGTTGTGATCGTGGCGTAGCCGTAACCGATGTCAAATCGAATCGTTAACTTCATGTCGGGTCCTTTGTTCGGGGTTTGTTAGATCAGGTTTCAGACCAGGCGAAAGTTCCGCCCATAAGGGTGATGGAGCAAGTTGTCAATTCGCCGAGCGAGTAAACAACTGGCAACGACGGCAAGTAACTGCCTGTCAGGGTTCCTACGGGGTTCGTTGGGCTGGTTGCGGCCGACGAACCTTTAATGGTCACGGTCGTAATGACAGTGCCGACAAGCGACTTGAGTGTTGCGTAGGTTTCCGATGAAGCAGTTGACCAATACAAGTCAAGCGTCAAAGTGTTGTTCTGCAAGCCACCGACGTATGCGACCGCGGTAGAACCGAAAGCATTTGCCTGCAATTCTTGGATTGTCTGAGTCAAAGTTGCGGCGGTGCACTGATCAGAAATATCAACGGCGCCAATGCTGATGACCGGATTGCTGAGGTAAGTGGAGGTAGCGATGGGATATCAGCCTTTCGTGCTTTTGGGTTCGTCGGGCTTCGTGGCTAATTTAGCACTCTTGGAAGGGTGGGTGTCGGAACGCTGAATAAAGCCTCCAGCGAGCAACCACTCAATGTCATCAGACGGACCAGCGACAAATGGTGTGCCGATCTCGCCGACTCGAATTGAACTGATGATGTAACGATCCATTGGTTTATCCGTTCTGTGCTTGTATCGGGATGATGAGTTCGTATCCAGCGTAATCTGCTCCGCCGACCGTAATGACTTTTGGTGATGCTGACATGACCGCAACATTTTTGAGTACCAGAGCAGACGTCAGATTCAACAGTTGGCGAAGTGCATCTAGGTTGCCTGGGCCGTTGCTGATTAGTGTCACGGGAAAAGTCATTTTGACAATGTTGTAGTTGAACGACTCGACGGATGGAGCATCCACAAAAGCGCAAGGTGGAGCGATATTGCGAGGATCATTAACGACACGAAGGTTCGGAATAGTTTGGAGAGTAGTGACCAGATCATCTAGTGCCTCATTCAGAAAGTCCGTGTAAGCCATTTTAGGCGACCTGTGGTCTGTTGATGCCTAACAACTGTTTGACGATGCCTGAGAGCCCTACGACGGGCGCTGATGCCATGTCAGTGAACGACGCGAATTGATCTACGCTCCCGCGCTGACGATAAAGGGCCGAGCCGTACATCAAAGTACCTAGCGTGACATCTCCGCCAGGTGAAGTTGATAAAGAATCTATGTACGAACTTTCTTGACGTCTACGAAAACAGAACGCGTTCGCCGCGGCTGCACACTGAACTAAGAAAGCGGTTTCGTCACCGCTTGTCGTGATGCCGAGATATGTGGCGATCTGTGGTCCTGTGATCCAAGTGCACGTCTGGTCAAAAGTAATCGTGCCGGCTTGAGCGTGTAACTCGTCAGGCGTTTGTGTGTCCGCCCACATGACCGCGTTTTCAAGTGGATACGAAGTGTCGTATTCGATAAGACCTTCGGTGTCAACATTGACTGGCAAATACTGAGGCATCGCATAAACAGATTTGACTCCGTTGTATGCGGCCCCAGCATTGGCGACGGTTATGGATGCACCGACGACGATTTCGTTTGGTGTCAGCGTTGTTACGGTGACATAGCCAGGAACGATTACCGCTGTCTGAATTGTGTAAGTCGCTGCCATAGCGACCTCCGATCAGGCCTGGGTGATCTTGCGGATCATGCTGGACACTGCTGCGAAAGTTGAGCAGTAAGCATGGACCGAGAACAAACGGCTGAGGGTGGCAGGCTGCTCAACGCTCAAGATTCCGCGTACTGATTCGTAGTACTCGAATGCCTTGGAAGCGTTGGTGACAATCATGGTCTTGGCAGCAAAGTTACTGTCAACGACGATCTCAAGTCCGAGGGGGTTGGAACCGACCCATGTGGTTGCGTTTCCGCCACCGAGAGCGTTCTGTCCTGCGAGACCAGGTGCGCCGACATACGGGAACAACGGACGGTTGCTTCCGTCAACGACCTGTCCCAACTGGCCCCATACGTCAGGCGAGACGAACAAGGTGTCTGGGAAAAAGTTAGTGCCGTTGCTGACGTCAACTGCGGCGTCGTAGAGCGACTTCATCAAGTCAGTTGCTGACAAGTCCCACACGCCCGATGATGTTGCAGCGGTCAAAAGTGCATCGGCTGCAATGTCGTCGGTCTTGAGCATGAGTTCGCCCATAAGGTCAGCCATGATCAATTCCATTGCTGCAGGTGAAGTGAAGTCAATGTCTTGCATTGACAACGAAACCTGACCGGCAACTGTGGTCTTGCTGATCGTATTCGAGGCGATCACCATGGTCGTGGCCGACACTGCATCAAATTCTGCCGATTGAGCGGCCGTTGATGTATGGGTCGTGATGGTGGGTCTCACGAACGTTTTTTGCTGGCCGTTGTCGGGATAAGCGCGAGCGCCAAGACGATTGATGACAGGCCTGACGAAATTGATATTTTGCACGAGCGGGCCCAACACGGGAACTGGCAAAAGACCTGGGGTGTTGGTCGTGGCGACATCGCCAGCGGCTGCTTCGTAGGTTGACTGATGTTCAGCCTTCCAATCGTTGACCGATGCGTTTACCTTGGCGAAAGTTTCTCCGCCTTGGTGGAAAGCAGCCATCCACTCGCCAGCAGACGGAAGGCGCGGAGCCTTCTTTGCTGATGCGAAAATGGTTGGTGCGGTTGGTGCGGCTTCAGGTGCTGCGGCTTCAATGTGTTCCGACATGGTTGTCTCCTCGACTTGTGGTTCTGTAACTGAGATTTCGTCGGGAGTCATGTCCGCTGAAGCGGCCACATCTGTGATCGTAGCACCGCTGAATGCGGGTATGGGGACAAGGCTCAACTCGCGCATTACTGCTGACGTGATAACCATTGTCCCGTCATCGTTACGGGTGGAGGTGAGAACATCTACACCAACCGAAACATTGTCCAAAACGCCCTCTTTGGCGAGTTGTAACGCTTCGTTTCCTGCGACAGTGTCAGCGATCTTGGCAGTGAACAACATCCCTTGAGGCGTTTCGGTGCGTGAAGTTACAAGGCCGACGGGTCGCGATGAGTCGTGATACATCAATAGTTTTGGGGCTTTACCGTCAACGGGAAGTGAGCCTGGAGCGAACTGGACTTGCGTTCCGTCGCTCACAGTTGCGGATACGCCATAGGGGACAGCAATACCAGAGATGGTTCGCGTCGGTGCTTCACCAGCGGCGGCTTCAACATCAACTGCAAAACCTGCGGACAGAGTTAGTTTCATGAATTGGTCTCCTCAATAGTTTCTGTCATGTCGGGAGTTTCGGTCATCATTTCGTCTTTCATCATTGATTCCAGATAGGAGTCAATATCAAACTTGACATAAGTGCCACGGGGCAAAACATTGTTTCCACTCAATGTTTGCGACACACAGTCCAAATATTGACGTGCACCAAACAGGAGCAAGTCCTCGCGAGCACCAGCCGATGTCGTGTATTGGTATGAGCCAATGTCAAAACCAGCCAAGTAAAACGGGATGTTTCCGAGCCTGCACATTTCTTTTCCGCTAAAGTCTGCAGACTCAATCATCAACATATTGTCCGGCAACGCTTTAGTTTCGTCGTACTGCAAAAACTCGTTAAGTGCGGCCGTCTGGTTATTGACTCGAGCAGAGTTGAAAGCGGTCGCAAGGTCGGCAAGTTCTTGAGCCGATAACGGTTCACCGCCAGTCTGCTTCAACACACCAGACGGCAGCGACGACTGGGCGTTACGGTAACGCGACTGCTCAACACGAAGCGCAGTTTCAATCGCTGTCTGCGACTGATAAATGATCCCTTGAACGGGGCTGATGAACTGCACGAGATCGTTCGGGTCAAGCATTCCGCCTTGGAAATACACCTCTTTTGAAGGTGCAAACCACACTGGGCCCGCTTGGTCTTGAGTGTTTACCGAGCCTGCTGGGAGCCGTGTAAACGACGCAGGGAAACCGTCAGCGGTACGACTGGTTATAAACCAAAAAGCGCGTCCGTAGTACAGGAGGTCGTCCAGCGTCCAAGCCATGAGAGTCGCATACGGGATCGTCGGATCAGGTTGACGCAACCATGAACGCGGAGCGATATAGACACATTCCATTTCTTTGTCTGTGTCATTCCAGACCTCGTTGTACATCTGCAACTGCGTAGACGAGATAACTGAAGCGAGAAGGTCGCGCGCTCGACTTAAAGTCGGAATGGAGTTGGCACGGTTACGGGCGTCGCCTTCGTAATACGCAAAATACTGCCCGATAAAGTTTGCGCCCTGATTGGACTGGTAGGTGCCATACGATCCAGCAGCGGCGGCCTTGTGGGATTCGTCAATAGGACTGATCGCCGCTTTCGTCACTTGTCTTGAGAAAATGCCCACTGGGATATCCGATCTTTAGGGTGTGATGGGCAAGCCCGACACCTGCCCACCACAGACCCACAATAGTTCAACTGACCACCATCATGGGTTTAGCCCGATTCTGATATTTGCTAGAAAGCGCGATTCCCCACACTGCACACTTCGCCAACTCGATGGGTCCTGGACTCGATTTGTGGCTGAGCGTGACTCCCATTCCTGTCTTGATCATGACGGCGCGGTTCATATGTTCCGACAAAGTGAGTTGCCCCAAATGCTTGACGCGACCTTCCAAAATCATCTTTTGCGCAAGACCCGTGAACTTGATTAACTCCGCCTGACCCACGACAGTCATACGACGACGCAGGCTTAAAGGCGCATGGATTTCTAATGTCGGCGTAATAGCCAGGGCAACAAGCTTGTCGGCCATGACTCGATCAACTTCGGTCCACATAGACGCTTCGTTATCCACGATGAACTCCACAAACGTGGTAACAACACTGTCAACCATTGACGACCTAACACCCACATAACGATTTGTGTCCATTGACATTTCCACACAAAGAACGCCGCCCTCCGGCATAGGGCCCTCAATCTTGCAACTGCCCCACACGCCCTCATCCAACCAACTGCCTCGACTACTAATAAACATATTGAGGTGGGCGCGTAGGAAACTGTCTTTCTTTGACACCGCCTGGAGCGCCTCAATCGTAATCGTTTTACCCAACGCAGGGTTCGCATAAACCCAGTTCTCAGGGTTCCGCCAATCCCGATCACCAATACTCCACTCAGCAAAATAGAGCCGTGACGACTCCTGTTTTCT